AATCTAAAGGATAATAAATATCGTCGTCCATGACAAAAACGTATCCGTCTTTGGGCACGTACTCCCAAATTGCATCATGCGCTTTTTTGTTCGTAGGATTAAGGTGAAACTTACAAAATATTGTGTAGCTCGGTGCCCATATTGGTATTTCGTCATAAAAGTTTAATACAACATGAACATCTATATTATGATAACCAATTTGAGACGCAATTCTATTCAGAACGATCTTCAATTGGTGCTCACGTTCGAGCACTGATGCTATTAAAATTGTGATTTTTTCTGCCATAGCCGCCAAGCTCCCCTAGAAATTATCGTTGCTCTATTTCTTGTTCTAACTCTTTTATTTTTCGCTGCTTGATTATAAACGACCGCTTACGCTGCGCTATTCCCATGTTTTTCTTTCCTTCCTCTGATCTCTTAGCGCCTCGCTCATTTTTCGTTTTTGTTCTGCTGTGTACCGTTTGCCTTTATGTGCTGCGCTCATATTAGCGCGAGCCGTATCAGAGGCTTTAGGATATTCACGATCTTTATGTGCATCACTCATCTTTTGCCTTGTCTCATCAGAGTGTTTGCGGCCTCTCATCTTTTGCCTCGCCTCTTCAGAATGTTTATGGCCCAGAGCACGTTTATTACCTTTTCCAGCGTCGCCAATCTTTTTCCGTACCTCTTCAGAGCGTTTTTTCCCTCTGTTTGAGTCACCAATCTTTTGTCGTGTCTCTTCAGATGGGCTACCTGCGCCCCCGCCACCATGCGTCAAGTTGTAACCATTAGGATGTACGGAGCCAAAATTGCGAATCTCTTCGATCTCAATTCTATTGGCTTCATCACGAGACTTGCACGTATGCAACACTGATATTTTCCAGCCTTCGTGCTTCATCAGCGCCCTATGCACAAGGCTGTCATCACTACTTACATGTTCGACCATCCGCCTCTTTATGTCGTTCGTCTGGCCGATGTAGCACTTGTCTGATTCTGGAAAATAGATTCGATAAACGTAAATCTTCTCATTCATTTGCCGCCAAGCTCCTGAAAATGTTCAATTAGTTTTAGTTTCATAATGGATGGCACGGGAGTCGAACCACGTAACCTTCGGCTTTTTGTCTCTCGGGAGACGCCGGTGCTCCGCCATTGAGCTAACCACCCGATTCTTATTATACAACGGAAGGTGCAGGGGTCGAACCCGCAAGATCATTTCTGATTCGCTTGTGTTCAAAACAAGTGCCGTCGCCTACCTTCGGCTTGACCCCCCTGTAGTGGCGGGTGCCCGAATCGAACAGGCTACCGTTTAGCCTTCTGGGGCTAACGTTCATTCTGCCATTGAATTATCCCGCCGGATATAATTGCAAGAGACGAAGGCACTAAAGCCGCCTTTATGTGCACGAAGTGCGATTCGGTCGGTTAGACCCAGGGCTAGCACCGTTCGTCTCTCATATATATAAACGCCTGTTGCCCCATAATCTTATTATGGCCATCCGTGGCCATCACACCATCCCCGAAGGTACGGAATGTTCCGTCTATGTATAGTGGTACGCATTAACTAAGGACAGAACCTTTCGTCTAGCTTACCGTCGTGATAACAGCATCGAACAGCGGCGTCTCTTTCAACGCCGCCGTCGATCGAATAACGTGCGGTGTGCCCGCCTGCTCGGTCTTGCTAGGACGGCTTCCGAATCGTTATCTTATATCCTTGGTCTGACCTATATAACACTTGTTGCTAGCCGGAAAATAGATTCTGTATATGATGATTTTACAAGCCATAACACTGACCCTTAACTTATTACGCTGGTTTAGGCGGTGTGACCTTGTTCAGCGAATCAATCTTACGCTTGTCCTTGGGCTTAGATATTCCAAGCGCGCCAATTCCAAACGCTGTGGCCATTGGCAACATCATACCAATTGGGCCGCTGGGAGAGAATGCTGTCTGCTTGAACTCTTCGGCGTCTGCGATATATTTCACATGATTGCCAGCAAGGTAAGCGTGACGGTCAACGTTGTCAACCAACATTCTCGTCAACTGTTTCTGGTTTTCATCAGCCACATAATCAATTCTTGCCGCCAATCGCTTCGCATCCCACAACGAAGTGTATAGGCCTAACACTTTCACGTCGTTTGGCTCTTGGCCTGCAAACGCCACCGCGTCAGTGTCAATGTAACACGGCGTCACCACGTCCTGAAAACTGGCGCAACCGATGAACACAACCAACAACAACGCCAAAAGAGGCACGATCAACACTGATAATCTTTCCACCATTTTCCCTCCTCAAAGATACTTTGCATAGATTATTTTCGAAAATGCGAGCGCGGCCCACATTAGACGGCTGCCACAATCGCCACAATACTTTTGATTCTTAACGCCAGCGCCACAAGTGTAACAATAACTGTGTTTCCTGCATATCTTGCAGTCACTGTTCAGCGGGTGGCATACAAAGCTCACTCGCTCTTTCATTTCAGATCGGCCTCGTCCTCAATCTTTTTGTGAGCCTCTGCCGATATCTTACACAACCGGCGGATTATCAGTATTGCCACCACGATGCACAACACACCTTTCGCGGCTATCAGAATTTGTTCTACTTCGCTGGTCATGTCACCCTATGCTTGATTGATCGGCGAGTATATCCATCCCGCCGAACGATTGGTTAAATGAGCGGCCCGTGATCGTCATTAGATTCCGCACCTGCTCCATCTTCTCAGTTGCCATGTTCACAGCTTCTTTCTTGGCTGCGTTCAATCGCGCCGGGTCGCCTATTATTTCGCTTGCCCTGGCGAGCGTGGTTGCGTCGTCATGTGCTTGCCAATTTTCTTCATTGCCTACTGGCGATTCTATTCTTCCTGGCATTTTATTTTACCTCTCTTTTGGATTTTAATCCTTTTCTATGGTCGTGCCAACTGCCTATGCCTAAACAAGACAACTCACGGTCGAACTCTTCATCGCCCAACGGCTGCCTGTTCGTCGGCTCGATTACAATGTCACCACGGCCAATCGTGGCCCGTATCTTGCGCACTTGGTCAATCGTAAACACTAGCGCACAATTCGCATGTGTTGACCAGCAATTACTATGTTTGTTGTCCGGCTCGCTGCCCCGGAAGTAATTCCCGTTGATATCTGATTTCAAATTAAACGTTAGCATTCTATTCCTCAACCTCTCGCCGTTTACGTTGTTCTCTGAATTTCTTGTCCCATTTCTTTTTGCTTTTTGTTTCTGAATTGGCTTCGAACCTACGGCCCACGCTCATCGCGCCCCTAACCTCAGCTTCTGTGTAGCCACCGTCTTTGTCGTGCTTAAATGTTCTTCCCATTTCGCCTGCTCCTCGGTTGTTGTAGCTCGGTGCCACTCTATGGCAAAACGATGTACTGCCAATGCGTAGGTTCACCAGCCCACGTCGGCGCGTCGCTACACCATCGTTTGGCCGCCACGTGATAATGTGTCACCCAGTAATTCTTTCCATCCGTCACAAACACTGCGTCGGATCGCCAATCAGACCCTTTCATCATTACTGGCAGATGTTCTTCTACTTTCATCCAACACTGTCGCATCGTTGGACGTGGCTCTTTCGTCTTGCTTAAGTTTTCTATTCTGCACCCCGCCAAAAGTTAGTTGGAATTATTGCAGACTTTGTTTTTGGACGTCCAAGGCACAAAGCGAGAAAAGCCCAATATTATGTGCGGTGTTTCGGCTGTATATAAGCCGGGTATCGGCACACCGCAAAGCCTTCGATAGCAGACGACTTTCGCTTAACTCTCGCCGTCTGTCTGTATTCGCGCCAATGTTTACAGGTGGGTACTCAACCCGGCACATTGGTAAGCCGCCCTGCTGCTAGCGTTTCATTAGACTGCGGTGTTGCTCCAGACTGTACCGTCATTAATTGGATGCTCTACACATAATAAATATCCACAAGCATCAGATATGTGTGTTAGCATACTGCCTGCCTCTTTCTTTATGTCCCCGTTCTCTTCGCATGTCACACCTTCAAAGTCACGAATCAGATATTTGCAACTCTTGTCGATGATCGTGCCAACATAGCCATCAGTTGCGTGTAGCCTGCTGTTGACTGTATTGATTCTCACACGTACTGGGGGATTTGACTTGCCATAACACTCTTCGATTAACCACGGCCCGCCGTTATACGTATCAAGCTTTGACTGTATAATGTCCCAGTCGCTACCGGCCAACGATTGCGTCTTCTTAATTCCGCCAGTTGCGTCGCCGAACAATCTTACCAGCCCTTTGTGTACGGGTCGCCATCTGTCGAGTACTTTGTCACACAAGATTTCCGTATTACTTGCAGATGTAAGAAACACCTCACCGATTACCGCTGTCACTGGCCCGTTGCGTCGGCCACCGTTTTGTTTGATTAGCCACGCTGGCGGTTGCTGCTCTTGAGAAATCGTACAGTTGCCCGGCGTGCGGTTAAAGTCAAACGCAAGATCCAACGGATAGCGTGAATCGTAAAGAACTCGCTCGCCGTTCGGTGGGCAATTGTACTGCTCATCAAAAGCGTAGTAGCACCGGCCTTTGAATGACACAAACTCGCCACCGGCTTCTTGCGAATAGGTTAGCTCGTCTAGATCTGTTCGCAGGCTCTCGGCTTCATCTGGATTTATTTCAGACGTATGCCATGCGAAGATTGACCAATCTGGATTGTCTTTTGCGTCCTGCGCTAATTGGTAATAATGGTTGCGGCCTTCGGGCACGCCAATCAGATCGGCGTAACCGGGCCGGCCCAACGTTCCAAGCGCGGGCCTGATATTTGCCTGCCACACTGTCGGCTTAAAGTTTCCGAATTCGTCGCCAACGAAACCGTCGAGCGGCGGCCCTTCGATTCGCTCTGGCTTAT